TCATGGTTTGATGGTGATCGTGTTAGGTTTAGAGAAGGTAAACCTGAAAATCTAAGAGGCTATCAAAAACATACTACTAATGATATACTTGGTGTAGGAAGAGATTTAAAAACTTGGATTAATAATAATACAGTTAAACTTTTATCTGTAGGCACAGAAAAGAAACTGTATCTTCTTGATGGTGATTTTCCTTATGACATTACACCAATTGTAAGTACAGTAAGTATAGGTAACATAGGCACTATAGGTAGTTTTTCTACTAGTGTTGGTTCAGCACTTATTGAAGTTAGTTTGAATGGAAACAATGTTAGTATAGGAGATTTTATAGAATTTTCAAATACTTCAATTAATGGGTTTGGTACAAATGGTGCAGACTTTTCTACCTCTGCATTTGGTGGTCCAGTATTTGAAGCAGTAAGTGTATCAGGATTAAATCATTTTTATATTAGTGTAGCAAGTGTAGCTACAAGTACAGAAACTAATCAGGGACATGGAGTAGCAAGTTTTCTTCTTGCAAGTGGGCAGTCAAATCCTATTCAAGGTTTAGGTTATGGCGCAGGAGTATATAATGCAGGTGTTACGGTTACAAGTGGTCGTGCATGGAATAGACCTGCTGACTCTTCTAACATTACATTTCTTAATACACAGTGGTCACTAGATAACTTTGGTGAAGACCTTCTTGCTGTTCGTCGTGGTGGTCAGCTACTTCATTGGGATGCAGATGCAAGTACAGCACCAGTAAGAACTTCAATTGTTGGAACTGGACCTTCTAAAATTAATAGTATTGTTGTATCACCTAATGATAGGCATGTTATTGCATTAGGTACAAATGAATTTGGAACATCAACATTTAATCCTCTTCTTATTCGTTGGTCAGATCAAGAAAGATACTATGACTGGGAACCAGACATATCTTCTACAGCAGGAGAGTTGCAGCTAATTGACGGTACACAAATTGAAGGTGCAGTCAGATCACGTAATGCTATTCATGTTTGGACTGATAAAGCTATGTATGCATTACAGTTTGTTGGTCCACCATTTATATTTAGACTTACACAACTAGGTTCTAACTGTGGCATGATTGGACCACATGCAGCTATTGATGTAGATGGTGCAAGTTTTTGGATGGGAGATAATAACTTCTTTGTCTTTGATGGTAGAGTACGTAAATTAAATTGTACTGTTCGGCGTTTTCTTTATGACGATTTTAATATGACAAACAAAGATAAAGTATTTGCAGGTGTTAATTCAGAGTTTAACGAAGTTATATGGTTCTATCCTAAAGCTGATTCTTCTGAACCAAATGCATATGTAATATATAACTTTGCAGAAGACTCATGGTACTATGGTACGTCTTTCTATACTACATTTAGTGACAGTAATGTATTCTTAAATACAATTGCAACAGGAAGAGTTTCCGCTACTGCTGATACATATATCTGGGACAATGAACCTACATCAGTGTTTACTGGTGATGGTGAAGCACTTACCTCTTTTCTTGAATCTGCAGACTTTGATATTCAAGATGGTGAACAGATTATGTTTATGAATAAAATTGTTCCTGACTATACAATAAATCAAGGTTCAATTAAGTTTTCAATTAATACTAAAACATATCCTGCTGGTCCAACTACAGAGAAAGGACCATTTGTGATTAGCAATAGTACACAAAAGATTGATTTTCGTGCACGTGGTAGGCAAGCAAATATACGAGTGTCAACTTCAGATATAGGTACTTCATGGAAGTGGGGTAGTGTTCGTTTAGGATTACAGCCAGATGGTAAACGCTAATGGCTTTTCTTTATCCTGAACTACCTCAGTATACACAAATAGATAAGAATGATACAGAAAAATTGTATCAATTACTATTGTCTTATGCTGGTGAATTAAAGTTTCTTTTAGAAGCAAGAGATGAAGAAGTACAAAATACACCAGCAACTAAAGTTTTAACAGTTGTTACAATAGCTTCTATAGGTAGACCTGCTAATGGTGATATTGTATTTGCTACAAGTGCAGGTAAGTATAGAGGTTTTGTAAGTGGTACAGGATGGGTGGACTTTAACTAATGAATGACATATTTAAAACAGCACAATTTTTACAAGACAGTAATTATATTATGAATATAAATAAAGGTCTAGTACAACCACCTGAATATACTACAGGTTCACCTATGGCATATTCACAACCACCATTGTATAATAATCCTAATACTTTACATGCTAACATGACGCAAATACAATCAAACTATATGAATCCAAAGCAGGTACTATAAGATGAACTATATTAATCCAGATGCACCAGCAGCAGGACTTACTCGTTTACTAAATATGCGAGATAATAATCCTGCTATGCAGTTAGCTTATATGCCTACTAAAGATATAGCTGCTATGGGCAGAATGGGTGGACTAGAATTTAATCCTTATTCAGGTATACCACAAGCACGTGGTGTTGCTGCAGTGGCAGAGGGTGGTAGTATTGATGAAGCACCACTGTCACCTATAGCAGATGAACTTGCAAGTCGTGGACGTTATGGTGATAGTATGTTGTTGCATGTTCGTCCTGATGAACTACAAGGACTTGCATCTCTTGGTACACTAACAATCAATCCTGATACAGGACTACCAGAAGCATTTAGTTTTAAATCACTTCTTCCTGCAGTAGGTGCAATTGCTGGTAGTATATTACTTGGACCGGGTATTGGTACAGCTATTGGAAGTAGTGCATTTGGAGTTGGTATCGGTGCAGGTATTGGATCATTTGCTGGTGGTCTTGCGGCTGGACAATCTCCCGGTCAAGCTGCATTAGGTGGTTTAATATCAGGTGCTACTGCAGGATTTTTCTCTGGTGCACCTACAGGTGTTGAGACATTAGGAACAGAAGGTGTAATGAGTGGTACTGGCGAACTAGGTGTAGAAGCAGCAATGACAGGTGTGGGAGAAGCAGTGCCAACAACTACTGCAAATTTAGCAGGTAGCACTGCTGCTTCTGCTGGTACTGCTAATCCCATTACAAGTGGGGTTACGAAAGCAATGCCGGGAATGCAACCTATTGGACCGGGATTACAATATGTACGAGCGCCGGGTGATCCGGTCCTCTGGACTGGAAGAGGTTGGGTTTTTGATGCGGAGGAAGCGGCTAGGCAAGCACTAGAAGCATCTCAGCTAGGTCAAGCAAATCAAGCAGCTTTAGCAGATCAAGCTGCAAACGTAGCTTCAAGACAGGCATTAACTACTACTGCTCCAGATATACCTGCAGATGCATTTGCACGTATTACATCTGATTATAAAGCACCTAATCAATTTAGGCAATTTTTTGGTGCGGATGATTTAAGAAAAGTATCTGGTGAAAATTTAGGTGGAGGATTTTTAACAAGACAAGAATTTATAGATGCTGGTGGCATACCAGCAGATATAAGTCTTCAAGAATCAGCTACACAAACACTTACTAATCCTAGAACCTACGTTGGTGCAGGTATATCTACACTAATGCAACCACCTCCACCTATGGAATATGAAGAACCTGAACCATTAGAACTTGGTTCATCATCATATGTACCACGTAGACGTACACTTGCTGGTGGTCAACAACGTAATCCTGAAACAACTGAACAAATACTTGCACGTATGATAAGTGGTGGTGATGCACAACCTCTTACAAGTCCATTTAGATACATATCAACGGGTGGTTTAGTTGCACTGCAAGAAGGTGGTGTGCCTTCTCAAGGTCAACCTGTAGTAGGTTCTACAGTTCTTGAAGAACAAGAAAAAGAAATATCTGAACGTGCAAGACAAGATGAGATTAAAGAACGTGATAGAGCAATGTCACGTGGACTACAATTTATACAACAACCTACTGGTAATGATCAGTTATTTAAACAAATGCAAATTGCAGGTGAGACAATAGGACAACAACTAGCACAGGGACAACAAGGATATGCAACTCCATATGGACAAAAAGCACCTACTGCTTCTTTTAACAGTGGTGCTGACTTTGGGTTTTATACAGGTGGTTTAGTAGGATTATCTAATGGTGGTGTAGTTTCTCTGAGACGAGGTGGTGAACCTGATCAAATGGAAAGAGCATTACCAATAACTTTACAATCCACAATGAAAAGATTAGGAATTAAAGATGCTACTCCCTTTTTAGAGTTTGCACAAAAAACAAAACAGATTGAAAGTTCTGGTGGTGTGAATAGAATTAATCCAGATAGTAGTGCTAGAGGAGACTTTCAATGGTTAACTAAAGTTAATCCTAAAGCAAAAAAGGGTGTGCATGGTTCAGTTAAAACTGCAGTTAATAGAACTATAGCTTCATATAAAAGAGTTGGTAAAGATATTCCTCAGTGGTTAAAAACTTTAGATAAAAATTCTACTAAAAGTACAAAAGATTTAGAAGCAAATGTATTATCTTTAACACCAGATCAAGAACTAGAATTATTTTTTGGTAATATGGGTGAAGCAAAAGGAAGTGATAAATATTTAAATGAAATTGCTAAAGGTAGTAAACAAGCAATGTTTGAAGCATATAGTGATATACATCACACAAGAGGACAAAAAGATAAACCTACTAAAGATGTAGCTATTAAAACATTTTTTAGTGATGTGCCTAAACAAGATGAGATGCCTTTAGCCAAAGTTGAACAATATACAGAAACAATGGTAGATGATCGTCCTAGTGAAATGTATACTGTTCAACCGGGAGATACTTTAAGTAGATTAGCTGCTAAATCAGGCATGTCTATAGAAGATTTATTAGCAGTTAATTTAAGTAGAATTTCTGATCCAGATAAAATTTATGCTGGTCAACAAATAGCATTAAGTGATTCACCTGATATAGATAATCCTGTTCCAATGTCTAAAGAAAATGAAGAAGGTTTAATGAGTTTTATAAAAAATTATCTTCCTGATTTTCTTACAAGAGCAGAGGGTGGACCGTTACAGCCATACTTTGAAGGTCAGGTTCAAGGCAGGGGTGACGGCATGTCGGATCAAATACTATTTGAAGTAGAAGGTGATAATCCTGACAAAGCATTGCTAAGTCGTGATGAGTATGTTATACCTGCAGATGTAGTAGCTATGCTTGGTAATGGTTCTTCTAATGCAGGATCAGATCAATTAGATAATTTTATTAAGGGTGTACGCCAAGATTCATTTGGAACACAAAAGCAACAAAGAGAACTTAATGCACAACAAGGTTTGAGAGGATTAGTATAATGGGCGGTGCAAGAGGAACACCAGTAGGTTTTACACCACAGACAAGTGGTTTAGTTCAACGTGGCGGTGGTGGTATATCTACACTACCAGTTACTTCTACTCCACCTGCAACTGTACCTGCAGCTACACCTGCACCTTTACCTGCAGCTACACCTACACCTACTACACCAATGCCAAGTGTAAGTCCTACGTTACCTAGTGGTGGTAATGTAGTATATGGACAAACAGGAATGCTTGGTGGTGGTTTGTCTGGTACACCTGCAGCAAGTAATAAAGGTGGTGGATTAGCTAGTACACCTTCTCCTACATTCGCTAGTGATCCAGTGGTAGCACAACCGTTACCGCCTGTACCACAGTTTCAATCAACAGCACGTATGTTTCCTCCAATAGTTCCACAACCTGCACCACCTATTGTACAACAGGGTAATAAGGGTGGTGGTCAAACTGCTTCTCCCTCTCAAGATGGAGGATTAAAAAGTATACCTTTATCCCCGTATGGCAGTCCTACTGACCCAACAGCAACTAGAGATATAACAGATATTACTGAATTATCAAGAACTAATTTTGATCCTGAGTTAACATCACGGGAAACATTACGTAGACTAGATGCAATTGATAAAAGATTTGCAGATGAAGATGCAGAAAAAGCAGCAGCAGCGGCTAATCAACCCTCTGCAGAAGAACAGCGAAGACAACGAGACGAAGCATTTAGTAGAGACTATCAGCGTTATCAACGAAGTATGTCAGATGGCGGTAATTAATAACAATAATAATAATAAAGAATGAAACTAATAAGAATAGAACAAAATTGTATTGAAGTAACTTGGCCTTATGTAAAAGAATTTGTTCAAAAACCTTTAGATAGAAGTATGGGAGAAAGAGATATTAATGACGTTTATCTTTCTCTTATACATGGACAGATGCAGTTGTGGGTAGCAGTAGAGGATGACGAAGGAATACTAGGTGTTTGTATAACACAGTTAATTGATTATCCTAAGTACCGTTCAATATCATTACCATTGATAGGTACTAAACCACATACGTTACATAGATGGTTTGACTATGGTATGGGAGATAATTCCCCTATTATTGAATGGGGTAAACAACAGGGTGCAAAAACAGTAGAAGGTTATGCACGGGACGGTTGGTTAAAATTTACAGAGAAGTACAACTTTAAAAAATACTATACTATGATAGTAAGGGAAATTGAGTAATGCAGGACATGATAAATAATCTTTCTATAGCAGAAAAGATAGAACTATACAACTGTCTTTACGAAGACTTAGCAGGTAAAGGTATTGAAGGAGATACTCAACTTGCTCATGTCAACGTGGAAGAGATGGCAGTTCTACGTGCTATGGGTGGGTCAGGTACAATCAACCCTCACACCAATCTAATTCAGTTTGGTGGTGGTGGTGGATCACCGCCTCCTCCTCCACCCGCACAATCTACTGTTACTCAACAAGCTACTATTCCTGATGAGCTAAAACCATTTGTTACTGATGTTCTTGAGAAAGCACAAGCTATTCAAGAGCGTAGAGAAGAAGAAGGTTATGTTCCATTCTCTGGTCCACGTATTGCACAGTTTGCTCCTGAACAGACACAGGCGTTTGAACAGATTAAAGGACTTGTAGGAACAGGTCAACAGTATTTTGATCCTGCTGCTAGACTTACTGCATCCAGTGCATTTGCACCTACTGGACCGCAAGTCGGACAGTTTATGAATCCTTACATACAGAATGTTATAGACATACAACAGCGTGAAGCACGTAGAGCCGCTGATATTGGTAGACAGAAATTAGGTGCACAGGCTGTAGGCGCAGGTGCATTCGGTGGTTCTAGGCAAGCTATACTTGAAGCTGAACAGTCACGTAATCTACAGCAACAGTTAGGTGATATACAAGCACGTGGTTTAGCTGCAGCATATGAAGATGCACAAACAAGACTACAGCAACAGCGTGAACGTGAACGTCTTGCAGGTTCACAGTTTGCTACACTAGGACAAGCAGCACCGGGACAGGCTTTCAGAGAGTTGTCTGCACTTGAAGCTATTGGTGCACAAAGACAAGGACAAGCACAACAAGCACTCGACATTGCACAACAAGAATATGAGATTGCTCGTACATTCCCAGAGCGTACACTGCAGGACTATCAATCAATCATTCGTGGCTATGCTGCACCTATTCCTGCTTCTACTGTACAGCGTTCACAGACTACCAAACCTGCTCCTTCATTCTTACAACAAGCAGCAGGACTTGGTGGACTTGCTCTTGGTGCAGCAAGTGCATTTAAAAAGGAAGGTGGACTTGTTGGTTTAGCTAATGGTGGTTCACCTGCTACAGCAGCAGCACAAGGTGTTCCTGATGACAGACCTTCTCCATTTCCTGAATTTTTATCTAATTTAGGGCAAAGATTATTTGGTGAAGATGAAATATCTGAGCAAGAAAAGTTGAAGGAAAGAAGTGCTAGAAAACTTATAAGACAACAGGCTGAAGAAAAAGCTATTCTTGAAGAAGCACTAAAAGATTCTCCTGAAACATTACAAAAAATCTTACCAAAGATTGAAGGACAATCTACTTATGGTAGGCAAATATCTACTCTCCCAGAAAAGAGACAGTCTACGATAACGCAAGCAAAAAAGATTGAAAAAGAAAATGTTTTAGCTGCTAAAAAAGCTGAAGAAGAAAAAGCAAGATTAGTAGAAGAGAAAAAGAAAGCACAAGCTGCAGAAGCAGCAAAGATACCCACAAAGCCACCTGTTTCAGAACCTGCTTTTGGTGACATTGGTTCTTTAATGGCAAGTGAAAAGAAAATTGCAGATGCTCTAGCTAAAAAGTATGAAGGTCAAGCTGAACTACTAGCAAAACAAAAAGAAGACTTAGGTTATGGTATGGCAGACTTTGCTCAAGGGTTATTAAAGTTTGCTGCTGCTGATCCTGAAAAGGCTACAACCCAACAGTTAGCTGAAGCATTTAGCGATATGCCTGAAAAAGCTAAAGAAGCTACAATACAGAGAAGGGCAATTGAACTTGCTGAATCAGGACTTGCGGCTGATCAAGCGATTGCAATAGCGGACAGAGAAAGAGGTGTTGTTGAGTTAAATATTAAACTTAGAGAAGCATTAGCTAACTATGGACTTGATGCGAAAGATATGGATATGGTTTTACAATTAACCCAAATGCAAGGTCCAGAATTAGATGCGGCATTAGCTGCAGCTAATCCTAGAGTAGCGCAAGCTGTTAGGAGTATAAGAGCAGCAAAACCACTTAAAGATGGTCCAAATAGAACAGCTAGAGAAGTAGCTATGGGAATTAAAAAGTAAATGTCTGAAGAACAACAGGTAGGAACAACATACGAGGGACTACTACAGGATCAAGATGTAATTGATTCTATGTACTATTCTCTTGAGTCGTTGGGCGAACCAGTTGCTTATGGTGATAATAAAGAAATATTAGATACTTTTCTAACAAAGAAAAGATACTTTGATACTAATTTATTATCTACTATAGGTGTTGCTTCTGATGTAGAAGGTATGGATGATGTTGATCGTCAACTTCTTGCACGGTCGATGAATGCTGTTGATCAGTTGCCTAACTTTGGAGAAGGGTCTGCACCAAAGGGAGCAGCAATTGCAGACTATTTTCTAGCAGGTGTGAGTGATCCTACCAATCTAGCTTCTGCTATTGCAGGTGCATTTACTCTTGGTGCTGGTGGTGCTGCAGGATTAGCAGCAAAGGAAGCTGCAAAGCAAGGTGTAAAGCAAGCACTAAAAGCTAAGATTAAAAACTTTGCATCACCTGCAGTTTTAAAAAGTCTAGCTGCAGAAGGTACAGTTGCAGGTGCAGGTGGTGCATATCAAGGTTATGAACGACAAAGTGTAGAGAAGGACATTGGTCTACGTAAAGAGATTGATCCTACCACTGTTGCATTACAAGGTATACTAGAAGGCACGATAAGTCCTGTTGCAGGTGTAGCTGCTAGTATGTTAGGAACTGCTGTAGCTAAACCTGCTAAGTCTGGCTTTGATATGGTAAGAAACAATATACCTGCTGTTGAAAGAGCATCTTCATGGATGGAACGTAATCTTCTGCCTACCGCAGGTGTGTCTGAAGTTCAGCGTAGACTTGTTGAACGTAATGCAGGACAAGCATCTTCACTTAAAGATCAAGCAGATAAACTTACAGAACAGTTTAATGCAGTTCTGTCTAAGTCCTTTACTCCTGAAGAAGTGCAGGGTGAGAGTAGTTTAATTAACAAAGCATTGCAGGGTGATGCAACTTCTATTAGAGAAGTAACTGCAAAGGATGCAGAAGCAGGTAGAATTATAAATGACTTTTTTGATCTACGAGAAGAGTCGTTTAAGTATGGCAGAGATGCTGCATTAAACAAACAAACAAAAGGAATTTTTGATAAAGATTCTAACTACGTTCGCAGTGTTCCTGAAGCATACGCAGTAAATAAAAGAACACAAAACTTTGATGAATTTATAAAAGATAATCCAACTATTCTTACAGAATTAAAATCTGCTATGTCAGCAGACCCAACAAATGTGAGGTGGGAAAAGTATACTAAAGAATATATTACAACTGATGGACGTATAATTAGTAATGCAGATGAGAATGAATTTGTTTTACAAGCAGCTAAAAATTTATATCAACCGTCACGCAGTATGCGAAAAGAAACAGGTGCATTTGAAAAGAAGTTAGATCAAGATGCACTTCCTAATGTTGTAAGAAAAATACTTGGATATAATAATCGTCCTGCTTTGCGTATAACAGAAACAATCAACGGTATTGTAGATACGGCAGCAAGAGCAAATACTGCTAGGGATATTGTTAATGATGCACTAAATAGAGGTGCTGCTGTTGCAGCTAAAAGTCCAGCAGAAGCAAGAGAAATATTTAGACAGAAGTTTCCTGATCAAGATATAAGTGATGTTATGTCTGTTACTGGAACAGTTAAACCTGCTAAGTATCAAGGTAGTGAGATTGAAGAGACGGTTATGAATGTACCGTTTCAACGCATAGATGAAAAATTAAAAAACATCTACATAACAAAAGATGAGGGTGTAAGATTAAAGGAACTATTTGATACAAATTTCTTTGGTCATCAAGCTGCAGAAAAAGATAACCTTATTGGTACAGCTATGCGGTCTTTCTTAGGCACACAGGCTTTTGCCAAGGCAGGTAAGACAGTCTACAGTCCCATAGCTATGATGCGTAATGCTATAGGTGCTGCAGGTTATGCTGCATCTAGTGGTAACACTAAAGGATTGATTGATGGTGGTAGATATATAGGTAATCTACTAAAGAAAGGCGGTACAAATAATTCTGAGTTAAGAACAGCTATACGAGAGTTTCAGGATTTAGGTTTACAAGGATCAAACATTGATCTTAATCAAACTCTAAGACGATTTGGTGATGTTACTGATAGAATGGATGATGGTAATATCATGCAAAAGTTTATGGTTAGTGGTGGTCTAGCTACATTTGGTAAACCGGGTAAAGCAGTTGCTAAAGCAGCAAGAGAATCATACGGTGCTATTGATGATGCTGCTAAATTTGCAGTGTTTATGAATGAAAGACAACAAGCTAAAAAAGTATTTGATTCTTTTTCTCCTGAGATACAGCAAAGAAAACTAGCAGAGTTTCAACAACAGTATAGCGTAATAAATCCTACACGTGAAGACTATATTAATGAACAAGCTGCAATTAAGACAGGTAATGTAACACCACTATATGGTCGTATTCCTCCGTTGTTAGAAAAGATGCGAGCATTTCCTATCATTGGTTCATTTACTGCCTACCCTGCAGAACGTCTTCGAAACGTATATCAAATTCTTAAAACTGGAACTGACGAAATGGTTGAAGGTTTTGAGACAGGTAACGCAGCATTGCGTAATCAAGGTATTAAAAGACTTGCTTCTTTATATGCAATGCAGGGTGCGATATATACAGGTGCATATGGTATCAATGCTGCTCTTGGAGAAAATGAAACAGTAGACAAGATGAGAGCAAGCCTACCTGACTGGCAGAAAAACTCTGCACTGATTGTAACAGGTAGAACAAAAGATGGTATGCCTACATATGTAGATGTTAGTTATATAAATCCTGATCAATATGTTATTGGAGGTATTGTACCTCTTATGATGAAAGCATCACGTGGTGAAGATGTAAGTAAAGATTTAGATGAATCTATTATTCAAGCAGGAAAGAAACTATTTGAACCTTATGTGTCTCCTTCTCTTGCACTAGAAGCAGCTATGGATTTAGGCAATGTGGTTACAGGTAAATCAACTGACGTTACCAGAGACTTAGCTTCTATGGGCAAAGCATTAGAACCGGGATACACTAAGTTTGTACGAGACATGGCACAGGATGCAGAGGCATTTGAGAAGTTTGGTACTCCCGGTTCAGATGTAGAACGGTTCTTCTATCCTCAAAGGTTTGGTACAGTAGATGAACCTGCTGAAGGGTTTATTGATTTACTACAAAAGAATGGTTTAGGTTTTCCCGGCTTGAGAGAGGAAGTATTTAATCCCAAGAGAGTTATGGGATATACTCTTAATACAATTAATTCTAATGCACGGCAGAACTTTAATAGCTTTGCAGGTAAACTTGCTGACATGCTTGCTGATCCTAGATCAAGGTATGACTATGAAGAGGTTATGAAAGAATATAATGAAGTTCTTCAAGAGCAATTTACTGCACAACAGGCTATTCGTAAATTGTTTCAAGACATGGACGGAATAATAGGTAAACAAGAATTAATAAAAAATTTAAACTCATATGATCTACGTGGTGTAGTACCATCTAAAAAAGTTATACGTGGTATTTTAAATGGTCGTGCTGCACCTACTACAAAAGCAGACAAGAGGCAATTTTGGTTAGATATAAATAGAAACTTATATGAGAAAACTGGTGAGTACTACACTCAAGAGATAGCAGATTTAAGACGCAACATGGCTAAACTAGAAAGGTTCTACCGTGGTGCTGATCTACGTGGTGATCCACCTGATGTAAAGATAGGTGACTAGATGCAGATGGATGCACAGTTTTTGTTTCAGGTGGGAGCAGTAGTTGCTTCTCTGTCTGGTGCATGGGCATTGGTGCGTGCACAGGTAAATACCTTGAAGGCAACTCAAGAAGAAATTAAAAGTCATGTTGATGAGGTAAATAGAGAACTTGATGAAGCAGAAAATAATGTAGCTGTACTAAGACAGCAGATAAAAGTATTGTCTGATATTCTTAGTCCAGATAATCTTGCTGTTGAACATAAAAGAAAAGGCCAAGTGCACGAACAAATTAAAAAATTACAAGAAGAAGTTGCAAATTTGCAACACATGCATAATGGCCGTCATCCTTTTATAAATGAGTTATCTAGCAATCATCATATTCTACCTCATCCTCAGAAAACCAAGAACAATTCATAAATATCTTAGATGTTCTTTCTTCACCTAATATCTCTAAGCTATTAACTATCTCTTGTTCTAATTCAGCGATAGATTTAACAGCTTCTTCTTCCTTTGTAGAACGAATACGGGACAATACCTCTAGTGCTTTGATTGCACTGTTGGTATGTCCCGCATTCTTTGCGTAGTTGTATTGGTTCTCTACCTCTGCAATAACGTCGATACGTGTCTCAAGTTCTTTTTCAAGTTCTTCGATACGCTCGTTAATCTCAGGTCGTTGCTTTAACCTATGACCTTGTGTATGTGCAGACGTATCAGAATACCCTGCAGCTTTAGCAGCTTCAGTAGCATTACGATACATTACATAGGCTTGACAGAACTTCTCTTGCTTTAGATTAAGTTCCTTCATTTACAAAACTTTTCCCATGTAAGGTTGTGGCTTAGTATCTGACGAGCAGTGTCATTAGAGATAGAATCTGCATCACTAATAAGAATTGGAAAGGACCAACTACAAAACGCCGCCTCTCCTCCAACGCTTCCGCAACCGCTTAACAACATCGCCATCAGACATACGGTTAACTTTGTTTTCAATTTTGTTTCTTTCCTGTGTGTTTTTAACTGCTTGCTCTAGTTCTTTCTTTTGTGCATTATCTCTTCCTGCCTTGAATGCAAAGATCAACGGCAGTATCTTGGTAAAGATATTTAATACAGAAGAAAAAAGAGAAAGCATTATTCTATCTTTTCAGTCTTACCTTCAGCAACCTTAACTTCTTCAGGTTTTACTTCAGGCTTTCCTGTCTCTTTAGCCTTACCAATAGTAAGACTTAGAAATTCTACAGCTTTGTATATTTTTCCAAGAATTGTATCAGGATCAGGAGTTTTAGTTCCTGCGATAATAAGACTTGCAATTGTAATAACACCAGTAACAGTGCTAAAAATAACGTCTGAATTATTAGTAACAAGTTCAAGCATATGATTCTCCTTTAAGCTGCCTGTTTAGTAATTAGATTAGTGTAATAAACTTTGTCTGCTTGCTTTGAAGTTTTATATACCTCTGATACAAGCGTATTATCTCCATGCATACACACATTCATTTCTATATCTTCGTTATCAAATAACTTTTCACAGTCCTGTGCCATTGCAAGAAGTTCACCAGTAGTCCAAAACTCTGAACCATTTGTTTCTACTTTCATGTACTTCATTCTACCATCTTCTAGTTTTTCTTCTAGATCAATCTCTGTCTCATCTGAGAATGAACAGTCAAAACCAAACAGATGAAAGTTTCTAAATCCAAAGATGTGCATCATACCTATTGCTCTCATAGCTGCACAAGTACCGCCATTAACAAACGTAGTATTTGCAGGTATATTTAACCTCTCATTAATCTCTAGGCTTTGACCTTCTTGATTTTTAACTGTATGCGCCACTGCCTGTGAGTAAGCGTGCCAACCATATACCTCATCAGTCTTTGATTTTAGTAGTTCTGTAACTGAAGGATCGGTCATTGATGCAATAAAGAACATTGTACTAGGATCAACCCTATCAAATAATGTAGATCGTACAATACCATGAGTACTTTCACCTTCAATGGGTCGAGGGTCTAGTATAACACATGCCCACGGCTTTATGCCAGCCTTTAATAACTTAGGATAGCTATGTTTTACACAGACAATTCGTCCATTTGTTTTCTTTTGTAGCTTCTTCACTTCCTTAAAGTCAGTAGATGATCCACCAGATACAATGATTGCATGTTCGTCATGCACATGACAGTTGCGAATCATGTCCCACCTATCAATAAGTTCTACGTTTCTGTTGATGTTGTCAACAATGTTGTCCTTTGGCACAGAGTCACGTGGTTGTACTACAATAGGTACACGCCTCAATTCTGCAGGTATGTCATTAAGACTGTCATCATTAAGCAGAACAGCAAGATGTGTATGTCCACCACCCTTCACTCTATCTTGAGAGGGAAGGACAGTAATACGTTTATCTTTAAGAGATTCAACCAATCTATTTGTGCCAAGATATTCATCACCAAGAATATTACCATCCTTATCTTTGGAAAAGAAATCATCAAAGACAACAATAGGTGCATGTTTCAGGTAACTGTAATCAGATTGCACAGTCTCTTCACTGTGTCCACCATCAATGTAAGCAAATGAAACATCTTTTAAATTATCTTTTGCTTTATTCAATGTATCTTTTGAGTCACCTTTAAATAACTCAAAGGTAAACGTCTTATCTTTTTCTGCCATCTTTACTGCAAATTCTGTAAGACGTTTGGTTACAGCTTCCAGAGTATTATGTGCTTTAGAGTTTAGTTCTACTTTATCTAACTCTTCAGTAGCTTCTTCAAACAAATCAAAACCAGTGTAATGTACCTTGTCACTCTTCTCAAACGCAGCAAGAGACATTTCAATAGCACGCCCACCATTCCATGTACCAACCTCTACGATACTATCCTTTGCGTACTCACGTACAAGATCAGCAAGCTGTCGATAGCGTGGTAGATTAACATCAGGTGCTACAGTATCTTTAGATAACTTTTTCTTGAGATTACCTTTGTAGTGTACCATGTATTCAGACAATGGAGAGTTAGCAAATGCAGCAAGACCTTCTACATTTGGTGTGAGATTATGTGCTTTCAATCCATGTGCAAGATAAATTTTAAGTAGACGTTCAAAGATAAAACCATCATGCCATTCACGATATGATATTACTTCTCCTATATCATAGCAACCACGCAAGTCTGCTAGAAGATAATGCGGAGATTGATAATCAAGATTGAAAGCAATAAAAGAAGTTTCACTATAGTCAACATCTTTCCTGCCTAAGTAAACCAACTCTGACTTTTTAGGAACAATGGTATCTAAATTTTTCTGAGAGAAAGGTTTAGTAGTTATTGTATCAGCATCCAACCAAATAAGCCAGCCACCCTTTGCCTCTTTATCTCCTATCTCTAAGGATAGGTCAGTTATAGCATATACTTTATGTGACCACTTAATAGCATCCATGCGCCAGTTATACTGCATCTGACCACCTTCAGTACCATCATGGTCTTTCATACGCTCACGATAATCAAGCATATCTTGAACATCATTTAGATTACGATACTCAATAACATTTGATTGTGGAAACTCTGCTACTAATTCTTCAGGACAGTCATGGTAGTAAGCAATTAACTTTAGATCGTTCTTCCAAAACTTTGCTACAGATTCTAGCATATTTTTAGCGTAGCTTATATAACCACTATCACTAAATGATGTTACAAACTTAGTCATACTGTTCACTCATCTCCTTGTATAACTCATTCCATTCTTTTGCATACTGATCATCTATTTCTCTTTTACCTTCCCAGTTTCTAAACAGTGGTCCACCTGTTGTAAAATGCACACACTTAGGATCAATGTCTTCAGATGAATGACCATCAAGCCAGTTCCATTCTTCAGATATTTGTGCAATATCTTCTGCCCAATACATACCATGCAACCAACTACCAGAACTAGTATTTACATCAGATATTTTTAATTCATTTAATTTTGAATTACCACAATTAAATAACATAAAGCTAGACCAGTTCTTTCTGTAATAAACTTCTTGTATTTGATTATCCATTTTATATTTATCATTAGGAAAATATTTATGATGGACACATGCAACAGAAAAATCTTTGTGCTTAAATAAATTAAATAGTTGTATTACATCACTTCTAAAGAACATATCACAGTCCATAAAAAGAGCATGACCTTGATGAACATTTAAAAATGGTACAAGAAAACGTGTGAAACTAAACTCAGTAGAAAATGGTTTACCATCAAATGAATCTACCTGCTGACCATCTTTTATAATCTTCGTTCGCCAGTATAAACCTGTTCGTCTAACACTATCTTGTTTTAGTCTAACAATATTTACAGGTGAGGATGCATATTTATTTATGCTATATTCAAGAACATCACAATAAACTTTTTCTTTAGGATCGTAACCAATATATATTGTAGGAAGACTACTCATCAGCAGCTTCCTCTGCAATTTTTTCTGTAAGTTCTTTAAATGTACTAAACTCTGAGGGTATCATAAAATATTCTAGTGTTGTTAGCATAGCATTCTTTAACTCATCTTCAATTAGATCACTACTAAGATCATCTAATATAACTGTCTTTAGTATTTCTACAACAATATTATCACAGGTGGTAGTTGTTAAATGTACTTTAACTGTTGGTTCAGTATCTAAAAAATTCATAGTATTCCTTTATAAAAAAAGGGGTGTGCTGGAGGTAATAGCACACCCCTAAGTATTATGCCTACTTTATTTCAATCAATTTAGGTTGTTCTTCTTCAGGAACAACTTCTTCCAATGTAATAGTAAGAAGACCGTCATTTAAATCTGCGTCTCTTACTTCCATAGCATCAGACAAGGAGAATGATTTACGGAACTTACGTGCCGCAATGCCTGATACAATATAGTTTCTACTATCATCGCCATCTCTATCGCCAACAATAGTAAGAATACTATCCTTTAATTCAATACTAATATTTTCTTTTGAGTAACCAGCAACAGCTAGTGTCAGCTTGTAAAGATTACCGTCCTTCTCTAGATCATGCGGAGGAAATGCACCAACATTACTTGGTACACGTTTGAACAAATCTTCAAAAGTAAATCCCAACATATAGTCTGGAAGTGTTTTTGAATTTTTATTAATGTAATCAATAAAGTTCATTGTTATCTCCTTGTTAAGCAAGTTAATTAAGTACACCACTATGGTCGTACAATGCATATATTACTATAGTATACAACAATTGTCAAGAAAAAAAAGTTAAGTAAACCTTTCTCCTCTAAACCAACAGACAAGAGAGCATCTCTCTCCTTCTTTTACTTTTGTAACACGGTGGAAGATAAAGGAAGGAAAGACAGCAATACTCCCTGTCCTTCTCATATCTTTAAGAGTAGCAAACCTATCTCCAGCTTGAGGATGCACCCACTTCTGTACCTGAAGATCACCACCCTTAAACTCACTGTTCAGTGAAACACACACTGTTAGCTTTCTTGTATAAGGATCAGAAGGAAGTTCTACACCAGCATCCATATGCCAGTCATAGAACTGTCCCTTACCATAGAAGGATATCTGTGGACTTTCAAAACAATTCATGTGAAAGTTCCATCCTGCTTCCTTATTAGCTGTCTCTGCGTACAGTTGTAGAATGGAAGTAAGTTCAGGATTTTCTAACCAAGCAATCCTATTATTCCTTACTTCTTCAAGACGTACATTGTCACCACTTTCATATACGTCAGCTTCCTGACTGTCTATTTCTTTAGCAATATTTAAAAAGCTATCACATAGTTCTTTAGGTAGAACTTCTTTATATGTATGGTATGTAAGCATTAAACTCCACAACTCCCACCATGTCCAGTAATATCACAAATGTCATGTGTCTCAAGACCTTCCTCAAACTCCTCACCTAACTTGTCAACAGCTTCGCTGTAAGGAACAGACGTTAGTGGTTGCCCACCACGACATGAATCAGGGTATACAGTAAAGCCACGTAACCTATGTGCGTAAGAAGCAAGAGTGTTAGTAAAGTCCATAACAGTGTCTTCATTGTTTAGCTTGCTTCCCCATGCTGGTAGATTAATTGTAGAAGATATCGACATATCTACATAGTCTTGAACATCAGCTTGAAACTGCATACGTCGTTTGTAATCTTCAGCAAGATCAAGAGCAGATTCAATATCATTAGGATCAGTACCATACAGATCAATAAGTTCCTGCGCTGCGCTGTCTACCACATATTGATAGTGCCAGCGTGTACCACCTTTTAAGTACCGTCTCTTGTATGCTACAGCAAAGATAGGTTCTACCCCCGTGCTTGTACCTGCAAGAATACCAATGCTACCAGTAGGTGCAATAGCACGGTTAGCTACTGGCCTACTACAATTAAATTCATCTGCAGATTTTTTAGATACATCATCACTAACACCTTTATATACACCAAGCCACTGATGCAACTCAGGTGTTACCTCATATTTAGAACCACGCTTGATCAACCATTCATGCATACCCATCAATCCAAGACCAAGCCTACGATTTTTAATACGAACATCGTATACTTTTTCATAGGGTAGCTTTGCTTTGAATGTACCACAGATAAGAAACTTAGTTGCAAGTGTAACTATATCTTTAAATTCTTGAATAGTATCCACTCGACCAAGGTTGATTGATCCTAGATTACATACGTCCGAATCGTCCTCCGAACAAACTTCCGTACAAGCGTTGCGAAGTGTTTCATTTTCTTTATCAAAGAAGTTAAAACTAAATCCCGGTTCTGCCGTTTGCAAGGCTTGTCGTACATTCTGTTTAAAAGTAGACCCAACATCACCTGTCTCCCAATAATTTAATAGCCATTCAGTATCATAGTTAACACTAACATTTGTCATATCTAGCGGCGCAATAAAGTTAAAGTCTTGTTCTTTAATCTGACCAATAGAAAATTCTGTATTACCAACTGGCATATCATACCAGTTCTTACTGACAAGAAACTTTTCTATGTCAGAATGTTTCCAGTTAAGGCTGGCATAGATAGCGGATCGTCTACTACCACCCTGCATAACTCGTCTACCAATCTCATTGATCATCATCATCTTTGGTATAGGACCAGAAGCAAGACCACCAGTTCCAGAAAGCACTCTACCTTCTTCACGGTATACAGAATAGTCAACACCAATACCACCACCTGTCATCAGGCATGACTCTGCCTTCCATGAAAGGTTTGCCCAGTCTTCACGTGTGTCTTCTTCTGCACGTAGAAGGTAGCAGTTATTGAAAAATTTATTTGCACGACCAGCATAGTACAAATATCTGCCACCGGGAATAAACTTTAGATCAGTAATGTATTCCTTTAATTGTTCTTTCTCATCTTCTTTTAAATAGGTATTACATACATCTTCAACAAGAACTGCGGCTAGGCTTGACCACGTTTCACAACCATGATGTGCATACTTATGTTTGAATATATCTTCACTAAACTTAGAACGGAACATTGGATTTTCATTGGATCGAAATGTAGGCATTTATTTTATTCTCCCTTAGTTACATGATCGTGGACATAAAGCATGATTATCGCATAGTGAATAATCTTTAGCAAGTCCTTCCTATTCTTCCCTTCCTTGTTACCATATCTCTTCCAGTATTTCAAGATGTTACCCATAACAAAACCTTCACCATGCCCACTGTCAAGGATAATATCTGTAGCTTGATATTTACCTTTTGCATAGTGTTCTTTATATGTAGATGAGATATACTCATGCATCTCATCTATATAATCTGACTCATCAAATTTAAAGGTTGGTAGACTAGCATACATTTTAACAATCTCTGTGTCTCTGTCCATTTGTTTTCTCCTAGTCGAATGTAAGGACGGCATTGATACGTCTTCGTACATATTTAATCTCCTTAGATTTAAGAACCTTGAATGCAAAGCTACGAACATAGTCTGCATCTATCCCTGCTATATCGCAGACAGTACTAAAGTCTTCAGCCGTAACACCTACAGAGGCAAAGAACCATGCCTTTGCAGCATCACGTGCTGTTTTAGATTCACTAGATTCTCTATTATTTTCTGGTTTGGTTGCGTCAAGCATTGCCTGTAGGACAACACCAAGAAACATTATTTGTTCAGGACTTGTTACTTTGTTTTCTACGAGACTTTCTACTTCTACCAGAAACTTTTCTGTTCTCTCTCTCATTTAACCAACTGTTAGGAATACCATCAGAGAGTTTACAGAATATAAAATTATTCTTATTACACCAGTCTGCATAGGTAGTCTTTGCTCCTTTGTTTAATTTT